CCTGTATGTGGTCATCGAGCCTATGGAGAACCGGCAGAAACTCCGAGACATGTATGAAGAGTTCGGATTCGCGACAGTGGATGGGACCGACCGCATGTACATGCGCATTCGCTGCCACGACCCCGATAAGAAGGCCGGGAAGAAGTGAGCTGAGCGTCATGACGTGACAAGTGCTGACCTGCGTGCAACACTTTCTTGCAGCGGGATAGCTGTCCCCAGAACCCGATCCGGTCCCCTTCCGGATCGGGTTTTGTCGTTCCTGGGCAGCATCCGCCGACGCGGGGTAGAGCAGGTCGGACAGCTCGCTGGACTCATAATCCAGAGGTCGCCGGTTCAAATCCGGCCCCCGCCACGACCGTTCGGTCAAATCCAGCCCAAACCCTCACGGTGCCTGCCCACCTGGGGGTTTTCTCGTTTCAGGAGCACGTCATGCTTTCCACTCTTTCCGCCTCGCTCGGTTCCGTCCCGTGGGGCGAGATCGCCCTCGGCGCTGCCAAGGTGCTCGTCGCCATCCTTACGGTGTTCATCTGATGGCCGATTCTGTGCCGAGCATCGGCCGAATCGTGCACTACCAGAGCTATGGCACGCCGGGCGGCGAACATCCATCCGAGCCGCTCGCCGCAATCGTGACCAGCGTGGACGATCGCGGCCGGGTGGGATTGGCCGTGTTCTACGACAACGGCATCTCACACAAGGCCGATGTGCCTTACTCGTGGGCCGATGAGCCCGAACCGGGACATTGGTCCTGGCCGCCTCGCGTCTGATGGGCCTCGCATTCGGTGGCCCCGGCCGATACAGCAGCAACCCCGGCGCCCAGGTCACGTATCCCGCTGAATTCACGGTGGTTCCGGCTTGGGCCGCCTACCTCATCACCCAGAACGCGCGTATCGAGCTCATGCTCGCGCGCCTACTCGAAATGCAGGGAATCGAAATGAACGCAACCGAACAGCTCGAGGCCGATATCGCCCAGCTCGTCGACGCCAATACGCGCATCGTCGCACTGCTCGGCGCACAGTCGGCACAGATTGCCGATCTGCAGGGGCAGCTGGCGCAGGGCAACCAGATCAAGCCCGAAGACCTCGCCGCCCTCAACGACATCACCAACAAGATGGTCGCTGTCGCAGGCGGTACCGCTACCGCGGCCGCGCCTACGCCGACCCCGGAACCGCAGGCGCCGATCACCTCGGTACCGGTGGACCAGGCACCGGCCACCGAGCCGGGCCCGGCACCGATCGAGCAGCAGGCACCGGTCACCTCCGCACCTGCGGAGACCGCATCCGAGGAACCCGCCACCACCGAGGCGGCCACCACTACCGACACCACTGCAGCGGACACCGCTGCGTCGGACAGCAGCAGCACCGACCTCTCCGGTTGGTGACACGCGGTCGACCGGGCCTGCGCTGTGTCCACCCGACGGACAACCACACAGCGCGGGCTCGGCTGGCCTCATCAGAAGCAAGTCGAGGCACTCAAGCGCGTACACGTCGACGGCACGCCCTGTTGGTGGTGCGACGAACCGATGCACCTCGCGCAGGGGCTCGACGGCGACCACTCCATCGCCCGCGCGCACGGCGGGACCGTCGCTGACCGACTGCTGCACAGCTGGTGCAACCGCGAGCGCGGCGACGGCAGCCGCGACCACCTGAGACCCGCACTCACCGGCAAGCCCATCGAGGACAAGGCCGAGGCCGACGACCGGGCGGCGTGGTGCGTGATGCAGGGATGGTGACCGTGCCAGGGATTCGAGCCCGCCTCGCGTGTCCGATTTGGGCGAAAAATCCGGCCCCGCCCCCCTTCCTGACCCCGCCTAGTCAACCTTTTTTTACTGCCGGGGCGAAAAACGGTGCGAACAATGCCGGATAACCTCGGTCCAACGGGCGAAAAATTACGGTCTGCGCTCGAAAAGCCCAGTGACGGTTACGAATTGACCGTTTTGATACTGGAAGCCGCTCGGGTGGGTGATCGGCTCGACGATCTGAACCGAATCCTAACCGGAGATGGCGAATTCTGGGCCCACGTGACCACCGGTCGCGACGGCGTACTCGAAATCCGTGTCGACGCCGCGCTACAGGAGGCTCGCCAGCAAGCGACCGTGCTGCGGCAGCTGCTCGCCGAGATCCGCCGCCAGCGCGGCGCGCCGGAGCCCGAAGAAGACGATGTACTCGCTGGCCTCTGACGTCGCCGAGCTGTTTCCGAGGCCGGACCCGGCGATTTTTCCCACGCTGACCGGCCGTCAAGCACCACACCACTTTTCGGCATGGCCCGGCGACGACACGCACGGATTCAAGGCCATCAATCTCGCCGGACGGCTCTCGGTACAGCCGGTCATGCCGTGGCAGCACGGCAATCTGCGGTGCCTGCTGCGCCGTAACCCCGATGGCACCTGGACGCACCCTGACGCCGTCCTGCTCTGCCCGAGACAGAACGGGAAATCGGAAATCGTCCTGATGCGCTGCCTGTACGGACTGTGTGTGCTGGGCGAGAGCATCCTCTACACGGTGCAGCGGTGGGACACCGGCAAGGATCTGCACAAGCGCCTCGTGTCGATGATCATGAGCAGCGCGAGCCTGCGTCGTCGACTCGCGGCGAAACCGACGCTCTCGCAAGGGCGCGGCACGATCATGCTGACCAACGGCGCGGTAATGGTGACCTCCACACGGTCGGCGGATATGGGCCGTGGTCTCACCAAAATCGATTTGCTGGTCTACGACGAGGCCTACAACCTAGACACGGCCGCCTCGGCCGCCGTCGACTGGGCGCAGATGGCCGCATCCGACCCGCAGACGATCTACACCTCAACCGCGGTGAACGCCGAGATGCACGCCAAAGGCTATGTGCTGACCGACATGCGTGCTCTGGGGCTGGCGCGCACAGAGGGCATGTACTTCGCCGAATACATGGCACCACCCGAAATGCCTTGGCGGGCATTGACGACGTGGGAGTACGCCAATCCGAGTTTCGGCGTCATCGCGACACCGGCGAAGATGCAAAAGCCGCTGCGCAAGGCGACGACCAAGGCCGGAATCGTCTCGTTCGGCGCCGAGGCGCTCGGCCGTGGCGTCTGGCCGGTGCGCATAGAGCATCGTCCGGCGCTGATTCCGGCGGACGTATGGACCGCGAACAGCAATCCATCGCCGACGCTCGTCGGCCCGACAGCGCTCGCGGTCGACATGACTCCGGACCGGTCGATGATCTCGATCGGTGCGGCGCAATGGACGATCGAGGGCCGCATTCACGTCGAGCTCGGTTATCACGGCCCGTACACGCTCGCGGCAATGCCCTACATCGTCGCGGTGGTCAACCGCATGGATCCGGCCGTGCTGGTGATCGACCGGGCCTCGCCCGCAGCATCGCTCGAGGCGGATCTGCTCAATGCGGGCATCGAGGCGACCCTCACGGACTCGCTCGAGATGGCGCAGGCCACTGGCGATTTCTACGACAAGACGATGGGCGCGCTGCTCGATCACACCGGCGACCCGGTGCTCGCCGAGGCGGTAGAGGGCGCGGTCAAACGCGATCTCGCCGGGGGCGGTTGGGCGTGGGACCGCAAGGGCGCGGCCAACGTGATCAGTCCGGTAGTCGCGGTGACCGAGGCGCAATGGGGGCTGGTCAATTTCGGCACTCGCACCGCGCCGGTGCAGTCGATCGTGCACAAGCCCGCCGCGGTACCGCGCGGGCAGACCCGCGGCGAGTCCGCGAATCTCGCGGTGATCGGATTCTGATCGCCGTCCGGAGGGAGGTGGTGACATGGCCGAGAAAACGTCGCCGGTGAGAGGACGCATCCCAACACGCGAAATCGGTTACGCCGTCTCCTATCCCGGCGATATCTGGTGGCAGAACACCGAGACCACGCCCGAATTGCGTTGGCCGCTCTCAGTGGCCGTCTATGACCGGATGCTGCGCCAGGACGCCCAGATCGCCTCGGTGCATCGGGCGATCACGCTGCCCGTGCAGCGCACGACCTGGCGGCTCGACCCGAACGGCGCTCGCGATGAGGTAGTCGAATACGTAGCGGCTGACCTGCATTTGCCGATCGTGGGCGCGGCCGATGAGTCCGAGCAGCCGAAACGGCGCATCCGCAATGCGTTCTCGTGGGCCGATCATGTGCGACTCGCGTTGCTGAATCTGCCGTACGGACATTCGTTTTTCGAGCAGACGTATTCGATCGATGACGACGGGCGCGCGCATCTGGCGAAGTTGTCGCCACGGTTGCCGCGCAGCATCGCGAATCTCGTTGTCGCCGCCGACGGCAGTCTCGTATCGATCGCTCAATACGCCATGGGCACCATGACCGGCGGCTACGACGGCATCGTGATGGGAGCCGTAGGCGGCGGCACACCGATACCGGCGAAGCGCATCGTCCCGTACGTGAACGAGCGTGAGGGCGGCGATTGGCTCGGGAAATCCGTTCTGCGCGCGGCGTATAAGAACTGGATCCTCAAAGACCGCATGCTCAGGGTCCAGGCGCAGACCATCGAACGAAATGGCATGGGTGTGCCGATCTACTACGGCGGTCCGCTCGACAAGCAAGATGATCTCGACAAAGGCCAGCAGATGGCCAACGACTACCGCTCCGGCGACAGCTCCGGTGCGGCGGTGCCCAACGGCGCGAAACTGCGCCTACAGGGCGTCGAAGGCGCATTGCCCGACGCGGATCCCGTGATCCGCTATCACGACGAGCAGATCGCACGGGCCCTGTTGGCTCACTTCTTGAACCTCGGAACCCAAACGGGCAGTTGGGCTCTCGGTTCGACGTTCGCCGACTTTTTCGTGATGTCGCTGCAGACCGAAGGGCAACTAATCGCCGATACGTCGACGGCCTATGTGGTCGAGCCGCTCGTCGATCTGAATTTCGGCCCGGACGAGGCCGCCCCGCGCATCGTGTTCGACGAGATCGGCTCGAGGCATGACGCGACCGCCGAGGCGCTCGCGCTGCTCATCCAAGCGGGCGCAGTGTTCCCGGATCGCCGCCTCGAGCAAGCCGTGCGCGACATGTACGGACTCCCTCAGAAGGACCCGAACGCGCCGGATCCGTCGCCGACACAGAAGAACTCGCCACCGGCCGCGCCCGCCGCCGAGCCGACCGGCGAGGACCCGAACGACCCGCAGGAAGGCGACCAGTGAACCAGCGCATCAAGGCACTCAAGCCCGATGGGCCAGCGCGCCAGTGGTATTCGATCCGCAACGCCGCCGAATCCGACACGGGCCCGGCCGTGGTCTACCTGTTCGACGAGATCGACTCGTATTGGGGTGTCGCGGCCGAGGATTTCGTGCGCGAACTCGACGCGATCACCTCCGACGAGATCATGGTGAAGATCAATAGCCCCGGCGGCAACGTCTATGACGGGCTCGCGATCATGAACGCGCTGCGCGCCCATCCCGCACAGATCACGACCTCGGTCGAGGGGCTCGCCGCCTCGGCCGCGAGCTTTATCGCGATGGCGGGCGACGACGTCATCATGCGCCCAGGCGCCGAGATGATGATTCACAACGCATGGGGCATATGCGTCGGCAACGCCGTCGATATGCGCGAGCTGGCCGACCAGCTCGACCGCACGAGCAGCAATCTCGCCTCGATCTACGCCGAGCGCGCCGGTGGCGAAGTCGCCGACTGGCAGGCCGCGATGAACGCCGAAACCTGGTACAGCGCCGAGGAAGCCGTCGAGGCAGGCCTCGCCGATCGCGTAGAGAAGCCCGGCAAAGACAGTGCGGGCGAGCAGACCGCGAAGGCGCGATTCGACCTCTCGATTTTCAACTACGCAGGCCGCGGCAAGGCACCCGCGCCGCAACTGCACCGATCCCCCTCTGCCGTTCGAGCGGAGGTCAAACGAAAGGAGGGGCCGACTATGCCCACCTTGATTGAGGGCCTCCGGTCGAGTCTCGGCCTGGCCGATGACGCCGACGAGGCGGCCGTACTCGCCGCGGTCGACGCGCTGCAGAATGCGCCAGCACCGGCCGGTGACACACCGGCCGATCCGACGCTGCAGCAGATCGCCGCATCCGCGAAGCGGCTCGGCCTGCAGCTGGTCGACGCCACCCAGTACGCGGCAACCGTAGCGGCGGCCGACAAGGGCGCCAAGGCGTTCGAGAAGCAGCAGGCCGACCACCGCGGCCACGTGCTCAACGAGGCGATCCGCACCGGCCGCATCGCCAAGGCGCAATACGAGCAGTACGCCAAGCAGCTCGAGCGCGATCCCGAAGGCACCGAGGCATTCCTCGCCTCGCTCGCGCCCGGGCTCACAGTGCCGCTGGAGGAGATCGGCCACGCGGGCGAGCCCGACGTCGATCACCTCGGCGCCGAAATGGCCTCGGCCTTCGCCAAGGTCACCGGAACCACCTGGAAGGACGACGCACGATGAGCGACTACCTGCCCCTCTACCACCCGGCCGACAAAGTGCCGTGCACCACGAGCGCCGCTGTCACCGCCGGTCAGGTGCTCGTCGTGTCCGGCGACGACACGGTCGCGCCGTCATCGGCGGCCGCGATCGCGTTCGGTGTGGCCGCCTACGACGCGGCCAGCGGTGCGCAAACCATGGCCTACCGCAACGGGATTCACGTGCTGACGGCCAGCGGCACCATCAACGCCAATGACGCGGTGATTCCGGCCGCCGCTGGCGCAGTCGCGGCAATCGGTTCGGAAACCAACTACAACCGCACGGTCGGTGTGGCGCTCGCCGCGGCGTCCGGCGGCAAGGTCAAAGTCGCTCTGCGGCTGGCGTGAGCAGAAAGTAGGCCATTCTCATGAGCGGAAGCACCACATTCCCGCCCGCGCAGCCGACGCTGAGCGGTGACATTCTCCAGATCAATCGGTTTCTGAATGATCCGCTGTGGATCATGCGGGCACTGCGCGCGATCGGTGATCAATTGTTCATCTCGAACAAGATCCTCACCGGTCAGCAATGGACCGAGAGCGGCTCGGTCGGCTACGAGCAGAACGAATCGATCTTTGCCGACAACGCGCCCAAGCCGGTGCCGCCGGGCGGCGAGTACCCGCTGACCACGACCGGGACAGGTCCCGCATCGATGGCCAGCACAGTGAACTGGGGCCAGGACGCTGAGATCACCGATGTTTCGATCTCGCGGCAACGCTACGGCGTGGTGACCCGGAAGTTCACCAAGTTGGTGAACAGCCACATTCAACAGGTCGATTCGGTCGCGCTGTCGGCGGTCGCTTCGGCGGTTACCCAGAACACCGCCGCGATCGCGTCGTGGGCGGGCACCGGTTCGACGCCCTACATCCTGCGCGACCTGATGCGCGCGTTCGCGAAGATCGTGAACCTCAAGCAGGGCTATATGCCCGACACCGTGCTGCTCGGCCTGGATACGTTCGCGAACGTGGTCAGCGACGACAAGCTCGCGCAGCTGCTGCCGCGCGAGATCCCTGGCGTGCAGCAGAATCCGGTCAACGCCGGATGGGAGTCGCCGTACATGAAGCGTATTGGCGGATTCCTATTCGTCACCTCGCCGAATCTGCCGGTGACTGGTCGCGCGACCCTGCTCGACAGCAAGGTGCTCGGCGCCTTCGTCGATGAGCGTGTGCCCGGCCCCGGGTATGTCGCGAGCACCGACGACGGCGCAGACGGCATCCAGGTCAAGACCATGCGCGAAGACTTGACCGACACATGGCGGATCCGTTGCCGCCGGATCACGACCCCCGTCGTTCTCGAACCCGCTGCGGCGTGGGCGATCACGGGAGTCGACGCATGAGGTACCGAGTAATCGCGCCGCTGGTCATCGCACACGACCAGGTCGGCCAGGCGCACCACAAGTACGCCGGGGAGGTGATTCCGTGGCTGTCGCAGGAACAGACCGAGCACCTGCTCGACATGGGCATGGTCGAGGAACTGGCCGCCCCGGCGGCAGCACCGGCACCCGCACCGGCACCCGCACCGGTCGCGACCGGCGATCCGGGCGGGACGCAGCAGGCACCGCCGGAAGCGGTCACGACCGGTGCCGCGTCGCGTCCGCTGCAGGCCGCGCCGAAAGAGGTGTGGGTCGAGTACGCGGTGAGTCGTGGTGTCGACCGTGCGGCGGCCGAGGCGATGACCAAGGCCGACTTGCAGGCGCTCGGGGCCGACTGAGAGGGGGTGCGCCATGGCCGCTTTCGCCACTTATACGGACGTGCAAAACACCTGGCGCACCCTCACCACGCCGCAGACCGCGTATTGCAATCTGCTGCTCGACGCCGCCGCGCTGTGGATCCGCAACCGCAAGCCGAACATCGCGGACGACGACCCGGCGGCGAAATCGGTATCTATCCAGGTAGTTCGGGATGCCTTGCAGCGCGACCTGTTCGGCGGCACTTCGGCCGGCACTCACACCGTGGGCAACCGGTCGGACTCGTGGACGCTGTCACGCACGGCGACGCTCGAGGAACTCGCGCGGTCGCTGGTATTCGTCGACTACCACTACGAGTTGCTCGGCCTGGCGCCCGCGCACGGCCCGCGCGGCGCGTTCGGTAACCGGTACCCCGGGCCCGACCCGATCACCCTTCCGGGCGCATCCCGGTTCGGGCCATGCCCGTGGTAGGTCCGTTCTCGCTCGGAAACGACACCGTCATCGTCACCAACCGCGCGCCGGTGCTCGACGGCGACGGCAATCCGACCTATGACGGCTACAACCGGCCGCTCATGCAAGACGTGCCGACCACGGTCGAGGGTGTGGCATTCGAGCTGCTCAGTAGCGACGAGACCAACAGCAACGTCAACCCGACCAAGCTCGTCGGGCGCGCGTTCCTGCCGTTCGGCACGGTGATCAGCGCGCAGTCGCGAATCACCTGGCAGGGCCTCGATTTCGAGGTATTCGGGCCACCGCGCCCACAGCTGGACAACGACGGCCAGGGCGACCACATCGAGGTCGACTGCCATCGGGAAAAGGGGTAGCCGTGGGCATCGATATCGCGAGTGTGGTCAAGGCGCTCGAGGAACTCGCGGGCCCGGCCGCTGCAGCGTCCGCTATCGCACGTGAGGCCGTGCTCGCCGAGGCCAAGCGCGGCGCAGCGTACGGGCAATCCATTGCGCCCGTGAACAAGACCGGTGTTCCGCACACCACGAAGGGCGGATATCGCGATGAGCCCGGCGATTACAAGAAATCAATCTCGGGTGAGGCGATTTTCGTGCACGGCGCTTGGCGTGGCCGCGTGATCTCTCGTGACTGGAAAGCGCATTGGATCGAGTACGGCACCAAGCACATGCCAGCGATGCACATCATGTTGCGCACTCGTAGGTACTTGCAGGGCACCGGCTCGTGACGCTGCCTACCTCGAGTGAGCGGCATTTCGCGAATGTCGCGCTCGTGGTGATCACGCATCTCAAGACTCTGGCCGGTATCGGCGGCTGTTCTCTGACCAAGCCCGGCGAAAACGATTGGGACACAAGAGTCGTATATCCGTTCGTCCTGGTGACCGTTCCTCCTGCCGGTGGGGACAACTACATCTGGGCGATCAACACTGTCGAGGTCGAGGTATTCGATCGCGATCAGGTTGTGGCACTGGAGTTTTCACGCCTGGTGCACGACCGCATGATGCACCTCCGTCACAGGTATGTGGGCGGGGTGCCGATCTCGAACGTCGAGACGATCAACGGGCCCGGCTGGGTCGATTTCCAGGACCCGAATATTCACCGCTATCTCGCGACGTACGAGGTCGAGAGCTCCGTAAATGCTCAACCCCTGTAAGGAGATTCAGACATGACGGGTACCACGTGGGACACCTTGTTCGGCGGCGACGTCAACAACGTGTTCAAGGGGCAATTCGGTTTCGCCTTGGTCAGGGACTATGACCCGACCAAGTCTCTCGCGAACTTCACGCCGTTCGATACGCTCACCGGCGATTGGTCGGCAACGCTGCTAACCACCGACGCTTTCAACGGATGCGGATATTTCGACGAAAACGGCTTGGAATTCAATCCGACGCTCGCGACAGCGGACACCAAGGCGTGGCAGAGCCGCCAAAAGCTTTTGACGGACATTACGGACGACTCGGAATCGGCGATGTTCACCGCGATCGAGCGGACGCCGATCATCGAGGCGCTCGAAACCAATTTGCCACTCGCGGCCATGAGTAGCATCGGCAGCGTCGGTTATCAGTACACGAAACCGAAGGTCACGGTCCCGATCCACAGGCAGTTCGTTTTCGGTGCGATTTACGCCGGGCCGCTCGGGCTCGAGGGGTGGGCGCGCATCTACCCGAACGCGCTGATGGTCAAGCCCGACAAGCTGTCGATGAATGCCAAGACTGAAGCACAGGGCAAGCTCACGTGCGAGTCGTACCCGGACAGCGTTTCCGGTTTCGCGGTGCGGACTCTGCGCGAGGGCCCAGGCTGGCGCGCCAAGGGTGGCACGACCGGCACCCCGGGTACACCGACCGCGACCGCAGGCGGCTCGGCCGGTACGGCAAGCATGACGTTCACCGCGCCGACAACCCCGAACGGTCCGTTCACCTACAACGTGTTCGTCGACGCATCGACGACCCCGGTCTCGTCGGGCACGGTCACCGTCTCGGGCACCACCTCGAACCCGATCCTGACCGTGACCGGTCTGACCGCCGGTTCGCACACGTTCAAGGTGCAGGCCGTCGGTAGCAATCTCAGCGGCTCGGCGAAGACCGCCGCGTCGAACTCGGTGACGGTCACCTAATACCCCCTCGTACCCCGGTGCGGCGCAAGGCTGGGCGCCGCATCGGGCCAGCCATACAGCCACCCCGAAGGAGATCGAAATGTCCGAGCCCGTCATTCCCGCATCAGCTTTCGGTGCCGTGCCTCCCCCGGCGCTGACGCCGGTGCCCTCGCCCGCGCCCGCTCCGGCCGCCGAGGTCGATCTCGGCGACGTGATCACCGACATGAGTGCGTTTCGAGAGCAGGCACTCGAAGGGCTCGGCGTCGCGGGTGCTCGGTTCCGGCCCGGTCCGGTCGGTACCGAGGTGTTCACGGTGCCGCATCCGTTGCTGCTCAGCGACGAGCAGAACGAGCAGATCGCGAAGCCGCTGAGCTTCGTCGAAATCGCGAAGGTGCTGCTCAATACGCCAGACGATCCGCATGTCTATGACAGGTTCTCGGCGGCCGGTGGCCGATCCGGTGACGTCATGATGGCCTGGCGGCGGCTGAGTGCCGGGCTCGACATCCCAAAATAGGCGAGGCGGTAGCGCTGCTGATGTCGGCCCCGAAACAGATCGAGGCTGGCATTCAGAGCGAGTATCCAGGGCGCCGGATCGCCGAGTTCTGGCGCACGATCGGGCCGCGCCGCACTGGAGAGATGACGCCGCGCGAGCTGTGCGTGCTTGTCGAGGGTCTGTCCGATGCGAGCTGGTACAAGCGCAGTCGCGCATCGTCCTGGACGCTGCTCGAGCAGTTCGCCGCGGGCGTGGTCAATGTCCTGCAGGCCTACCGCCAGGACTACCGCAACGCGCACGGTGCCGAGCACGACTGGACGCTCATCGAAATGCCTGAGCTCGAACATATTCGGGCGAAGCGTGAGGCCGAAGAGCAACAGCGGATGACCCGGCGGCAGTTGGCTGGCCGCGTGTTCGACGCGATGCTCACCGGCCGTTTGCGCATGTCGGAAATCGATGTGAACGCCGATATCGAGGAGGTGCTAGCAGCGATATGAGCCCCGTCTATTTCGATATCGTCACCCGCCTGATCGGCACCGAGACAGCTGCGGCGAAGGTGG